CCAAGGACGCGTTCAACCCACTGTTCGAGACGTTCTTCTGCAAGTTCCCACGTAACTTGACATGATGACGTGGACCCTCTGGCTCCTCCTGCATACCTCCACGGGTGAATTCGTGGCGCTGGAAGGTCGTACTTATACTGATGGTGAGCTGTGTGTGGAGGTGGCTGATAACATCAAGGGCCGCCCTATGACCGGTGCTGTAGTATACAAGGCAATATGTAAGGAGAAGACCGATGTGTAAGAGCTGTGGATGTAAGGGCGGCAAGTGTAACTGCGGCAAGGGTGGGTACAAGTAATGCCTAGTAAGAGCGGCCCCTCTAAGGGCAAGGCGAAGGTCAAGCGCACGGCAAGTGGCAAGAAGGTTAGCTACGGGCAGAAGGGCGCTAAGGTCAAGCCGGGAACCAAGAAGGGTGACAGCTACTGCGCTCGCTCTGCTGGGCAGATGAAGAGCCACGGTAAGGCCGCCAAGGATCCTAACAGTCCTCTGCGGTTATCACGTAAGCGGTGGAAGTGCAAGGGCGCTAAGTCCACCAAGTAGCACTTGACAACCTAGGACGGACGTGATATACTATACGTATAGGACGTCCGTTCTATTCAATCACATGGCCTTCAAGGAGATAACCATGCAACCAGTAAGTACACAGAAGTTCGATGAGCTAGTCGCTAGCACAACCTCTTACCTTCAGAAGCTAATGGATAAGGCCGCCGCGTTAGAGAAGCGGATCGAGGCCCTAGAAGCTAAGAAGGGAGAGAAGAAGGATGGATGATAAGTACTTCGAGAACGCCCGCGAGCTGTTCCTTACGCCGGGGTGGATCACCTTCCAAGAAGAATTACAAGCGGCACTCGACACATGCACCCTAGACGCCTGCAACACTACAGAGGAGTTCTGGCAGATGCGGGGTCGATTGCTTACACTAAGACAACTGGCAGGCTACGAGAACGCCTGTCTGGTCGCGGAGCAACAGCAAGATGCGTAAGATCATTGACGTACGCTGTGGCGACTGCGGTCATGTGCAAGAGGAGTTCGGATACTTCGCCGACGCTTTCCGGTGCGGCGAGTGCGGTGGAGTCTCCGAGCGAATCATAAGCCCAGTCCGATGCACACTTGAAGGCACGTCAGGGGACTTCCCCGGCGCGGCCATTAAGTGGGCTAGGGACCGGACTAAGCGGGGCGGCAACTCCTAAGCCGGGAATCGCCCTTACATATAACGTTCCTCCCTATTGGGATAAAGGAGATCAATAATGGCTACCATAGTAGATGCTGAAGACTTCAAGAAGCAGGCAACCGTAATCGACGATGACGTTAATGCCGAGAGCACTGAAGAGGAGTTCGCTGAGTTACCGACGGAGACCCCGGAAGAACCAGCACCCGAAGCAGAGCCCGCGGACGCGGAACCGGAAGAGAACGATCTGCCCGAGAAGTACCAAGGCAAGTCCGCTTCAGATATTGCAAGGATGCACCAAGAGCTGGAGAAGCGATTGGGGCAACAATCACAGGAAGTAGGAGAACTGCGACGGCACTTCGACTCCTTCGTACAGGACAGTATCTCGAAGCAATCTGCACCGGAAGTTGAAGTTGAAGCCGAAGAGGTGGACTTCTTCGCAGACCCAGCTAAGGCTGTAGCACAGGCTATTGAGAACCATCCGTCACTGCGGCAAGCACAAGAAGTTGCGGCAGAGATGGCTAAGTCTCAAGCACTGGCTAAGCTCAAGGCTACTCACCCCGACATGACCGAAGTCCTACAGGATGAGGGATTCAAGGAGTGGGTTGTGGGCTCTGACATCAGACGTGAGCTGTATCGCCAAGCGGACGAGAGGTATGACTTCTCAGCCGCTAACGAGCTAATCACTCTGTACAAGGAGCGCAAGGGGGTGGTGGCGCAGACGGCCAAGGTCGAGAAGCAACACCAGAAGAACGAAGTCAAGAAGGCTTCGACAGGCTCTACACGCAGTAACCCTGAAGGCTCAGTGAGCAAGAAGGTCTACCGCCGTAGGGATATTATTGAACTCATGAATACCGACCCCAAGAGATATGAAGCTCTCATGCCTGAGATCATGAAGGCGTACTCGGAAGGGAGGGTTAAGTAATCCAATAGGAGGCCATCATGGCACTTGGTTCTAATCACGTAACTGGCTCCGGCGTTGCAACCGGAACCGCTCAGACGTTCATTCCAGAGATCTGGAGTGACGAGATCATCGCTTCTTACGAGAAGTCACTGGTAGTTAAGCCGCTTGTCCGCGCTATGTCTATGGTAGGCAAGAAGGGCGACACTATCCACATCCCTAAGCCCGATCGTGGCGACGCCTCTGCGAAGGCCGCTGAGGCTCAGGTAACTCTGATCGCCGGTACGACCGACGAGCTGATCGTTACCATCGACCAGCACTTCGAGTACAGCCGTCTGATCGAAGACATCACTGACGTACAGGCTCTGAACAGTCTGCGACGCTTCTACACTGAAGACGCTGGCTACGCCCTCGCGCGTAACGTTGACTCTGCTATCATCGCTGAGTCTGCTGGCTTCACCGCTCAGCTCGAAGCTACCGCTACTGGTACTCAGGCTGGCGCTGGCACTGCTGTTGCGTTCAACGACGCGGCATTCCGTTCAGCGATTCAGGTTCTGGATGACAACGACGTTCCCGGCGACAGCCGTGTATTCGTTATCCCGCCTGCGGTTAAGCGTGAGATGCTCGGCGAGAGCCAGTACATCTCTAGCGACTTCGTAACGGGTCGTCCGGTTGAGAACGGCAAGATCGGTTCTCTGTACGGTGTTGACATCTACGTCACCACTAACTTGCCTGTCGCCTCTGGCGAAGCTGGTTGTCTGCTGATGCACAAGGACGCTATCGTCTTCGCTGAGCAGTTGGGTGTTCGTGTACAGACTCAGTACAAGCAGGAGTGGTTGTCTGACCTCATGACTGCCGACACTCTGTACGGCACTGAGACTTACCGCCCAGAAGCTGGCGTTGTCTTGAACGTAGCGGTCTAATTGCTACACGGGGGAAACCGTAGAGGGAGTACCCCTTCACTACCTAACCGGAGAACATAATGGCTATTAACCACTCACGCGCTACACCGTTGTTCGCCCTCAAGGACGACATGTCTGCGAGCAACCCTGATAAGGTTCTGTCCGGTGTCCCGTTCGACGCGGAGTTCTCAGCGATCATCGACAGCTTCACGCTGGCGGCTACTGACGCTAACCCCACATTCACAGGCACGGCGTCCTTCGACGTTGTGACCACTACCGGTAGCGTGACCATCGGCGGCAACTTGACCGTCCAAGGCGCAGTTATCGAAGACACCAGTGTTAACCCATCGTTGAGCGGATCGTACGCTCTGGGCTCCAACACAGCGGCTATCCTACACCACACCACATCGGGCGATCTCGGCTACACCGACAGCATTGTGGAAGGGCAGTCTGTTACGCTTATGCTGAACAACTCAGGAGAGCACGCGGTAACGTGGCCCGCTAACATCAAGTGGGTCGGCGGCTACGCTCCTGATCTGGACACCTCGTCCAACACCTTCAACGTACTATCTATCTGGAAGAGTAACAACATCCTGTTCGGAAGTTGGGGCGGCTCCGTAGATGCGTCGTAACTTAATAGGCAAGAAGCTACCACAACAGCCTAAGATACGCTGGACCGACACGGTAAGACTTGATGCGGTGACCAGCTCAAGTCAGGGGCTCAAGGCTATTCGCGATGCTAACAGCGACCTACCGCTGTCCTCTGACGTACACTGGAGGGCAGTAGCTGACGGAGCTACCAACCAGTTCAAGAAGGGCGACCACTTCGCTCTGTCTTCTGCGTACTCATCCAACCGTAGCTTCAGAGAGACGTTCGCCCCACTCCAGATTAATAACCAAGCACTCGGTACTGTCGCATCAACACTGCGTTCGGGTCGAAGATACATACCCTCCGTTGGCGGCAACACCGTGGCGGACTTCACGCAAGTAGTCGCTGGTACTGGATCAATCTCCAACGTCCCCGGCGGCGGCGTAGCAGTACAGGGTGGGGCTGGCTCTAATGCCCGGCTAGGGTGGTCTAGCCTGTCAGGTCTGATCTCCTACCAAGGAACGGAGCACACCATCGAACAGTACGAGAAGTACCGAGTACGTATCAAGCTGTCGAACGTAACAGCGCCTAGCTCCGGCTCTTCTATCTTCCCTGTTGTAGACGGCACTGTACTTACTAATGAGCGCATAACGGAAGACGGTGTCTATACTTGGTACTGCCGTAGCAACGGTAACGACATTAACTTCGCACTGCAGTTCGACACGATAGCTACTGGTAATGTCTCAGCTACTGTCGACTATATGCACCTAGACGTGAACACGAGTACCGCATCGCCGTGGGCTCAGGGCGAGACCCAATCGGCCAACACTCAACAGATTCTGATCGGTGTCCGAGCCAATGGCGCTACCGCTTACGTGGATATGTACGATGCGGCCACCTACGCCAACCGAGTATTGGACGCACCACGTTCCTTATACGCTAGCGGGATGATGAATACGAACTCCGCCTACGGTCGAACCAGTGAGTACCGTCCGGGGCATGAGACAGATTACGTGTATAGCGGCGGCGGCAACGTCCTTGAGGATGCTTGGTGGGGCCACGCTTCGCTCTGCTTACTTCCTATGGAAGACCTGTGGTACATGCTATACGCGAACAACTCAGCAATCGGTGCGGACATCGACCCGACGGCCGAGTGGTATGTCGCAGATAATATTCCGTTGAAGACGGTGGACTGGCAGACCGACGTAGATGCTGACCTCGCTCTTGGGCTATATGACCCCATCGACGCATGGGTCAAGGACAACCAAGTACAGATCCAGACAAGTATCGGCGCTGTGGCAGTACCGAGCTGGGACGGTGTGTGGAAGCGACGACATATGGACACCCAGCAGTTCGCCCGTAACACTACCGCCGCCCGTAACCAGTGGGCCTACCAGAGCTACAACAACGCAGACTTCAACGATGAGCCTAATGGCTTCACTATCGAAGCTCTGGGTATCGTCCTCGGCGCACAGGCGTTCTACGAGCTATGTGACATGGCGGACGGTTCACAGCTTAACACCGGTACTCCAGCGTTCCGTGGGGCGCGTGGTAAGATCAACACAAGCGGTCATGACTTCAGTGTCCTAGCATCCGGCCATGAGTACGCAACGAGCTATGGTGAGCTTGACTCCAGCGTAGCCATTAACACCCCTAACGAGTTCGAGTGGCGTCATGTCACATTCATCGGCGAGTCAGGACAACTGGCTGATCTCGAATCGTCCAGCCTAGATACTGAGGGTCTTAACCACTGGTCCCACGCGGGTGGTGTGTTCGGCTTCGCTAACTAAGGATACACGATGCCAAGAGTAAGAGCAGACAATGATGCGCGGTACGCACTGCGCGCATCGTTCGTTGACGCGGATGGTAATGTCCTTGAGGGTCCGATTACGATCGGTAGCTCGAACGATCCGCGTATCAGCGATACCGACATCGCCAACTGGAACGCAGGGTTGGGCTCTGGCTCCTCTGTACACATTGGCGACACGCCTCCTGAGAACCCAGAGGAAGGTCAGCTATGGCAGTCATCCAAGAACGGCGATGAAGGTCTGTACTGCTGGGATGGCTCGGTGTGGTTTGAGGTCTCTGGTGGTAACGGTGCTGACGGCGCTGACGGCAACATTCAGGACGGAGCCTCTGACGGCTCACAGGACGGCATCATTGCTACATGGAGCAGTGCTGACGATCAGTGGCAACCTAACACTGCCGTGACTGTGGATGCCACGGGTAACGTCGGCATCGGCAGGGATTCGCCAAACTTTAAACTAGAGAACACATCCTTAGCGGACAACGGCAATCAGACCGAGTGGGCCCAAACTAGGTATGCCTTTGGCAATGCTACTGCGCCATGCTACATCACCGCATACAGAGAAGATTTTAGTGTTAACAGTTCAATCGTCTTTCACTCAAATGGAAATGAGGGTCTTACCCCTAGTGAGAAGTTAAGAATATCCTCCAACGGCAACGTGGGGATTGGCAGAAATGATCCCCGCACTGTCCTTGAGGTGTCAGGGTCTACTAATAGACCTTTGACTGTTAATTCAACCAATACGGAATCTGTTGCCACATTTACTGACGCAGGTACGACATCTATTGGTCATGTGAAAGCAGGGTCAAGTGGTGATGATTTTGTTGTCTATGCGGGTGGCGGCTCTAATCCGAAAATGACCATCGCCTCCAACGGCAACGCCACGTTTAGTGGCACTGTTCAGGCCGCAAT